CTCATGCTTTAGCGAAAGAAAGATTTAATAGAAAGGATAAGAAGGGAACTAAAAATCATGAGATTGTTTCTGAAATGAAAAAGATTCAGGAAGAAGGATTAGTTTTAGGAGATGTAATAGCTAAAGTAAAAGTATTAAAAGGTCTAGATATTAAAAATAGATATAAGCTTTATGGAGAGCTAATAGATAGAAAGAAGACTGTTAAGAGTTTTATTAAAGACCATCCTAAAGGAAACTATATAGTTACTGTCAGCAAGCATGCTTTTGCTGTAAAGAATGGTAAGTTAATAGATAATGTAGGAGAAGAATTTAGACCTACTAGAAAGGTAGATGGTGCTTACGAGATACTATTACCTAAAGACTCTACTCAATTAAGTTTATTTAGTTAATTATTATATAATAAGAGCAGGACATAAGATTCTATATTACCCATAAGAACAATTCACTCAATCTAACCTGCTCTTTCTTTTTATAATAGTTGCTAGTTACAATTATAATTCGTATATTTAAGTAAATAAAAAATAAAGGTTATGACTAAAGAACAATTTTTAAATGGAACTCCTTTCTCATTAGATTATGATTACTCATCTGATGCTACTTATGTTTATAATAATCCTGGCGGAAGAGATAAAGGTAGCTTAAGTAGAGAGTATAGAACTAAAGAAGGTAAAGTAGTACTATCAGATCATCTAATGAATATAGATAAGATAGGTAGAAAGATAATTACTGCTTATTGCTTTATATTAGATAGTAGAGTAATAAAGAAGATTAGATTTGAAGACATGATAGAGTTTCCGGAGCAAGATAATATCTAGTTTCCGGAGACCTTACATCCGCTAGACGGCAAGGTGATGGCAGTCTTATAGAACAGTGACGGTAATGTTCCCTACGGCGTCGTGAGAGACGTCGAGAGAGCCATACTAAGATGCATAAATCTTATAACTTTTCACTATATAGTGGTATATATGTATATATTAACTATTAGTTTTACTCTTATTCTTATCGTACCATAACATTCCTCCTACTAAAAAGGGTATGATATAATGAGATATATTAGCCTTCTCAGGATAGAAGAGTAATGTAACACTTATTTGAAGCATTACCACTATTACCATTAACATTACTATAATTCTTACAGAGTCTTTCATATACAAAACCTTTATTATTAATTAATATAAGAACTTTTTGTATAAAAAACAACAAATCTTAAGAAAAAAATTTTCCAAAATTTTCTCTATATAGGTTTTTACAATATGTCAAAGAACTTATGCTATATATGGACGTACTTATTGTACTGGTAGTTTTAGGGTGCTTTCTATATATTTAATATATGAACTATTTATAGTTAAACCAACTATAAGGTGAATAAATTAGATCCACATACGTTGTTCTCTATCTTTGAAAAAGGAGATGAAGAGGTATATAGAGAGAATCAGATGGAAGGTTTACTCAATAACCCTTATGTACTTATAGGTATGGTAGTAAATGGCGTAGAAAATTATTATTTTATAGATGAGATATATAGTAATAAAGAACCTAAACGTTATGCTAAGGTCAAAGACTCTATAAAATATAAGTATTTCAATAAAATCTATAAGTATCTTTCAAGATTATCTTTAGGATCTATAGATACAAAGTACGGAATAGGAACAGATTACGAATTAGATAGATCTATCAATGCTCTTAATGAACTACTATTTTACTTTGAAGATATGGAAGAATATGAAAAATGCGCCCTAATCTTTCAGTACACCGACCTTTTATATAGCAAAAAGTTGGAAACTTTAATTTAATTTCTTATATTAACTCAGAAACGGTTATATTTTACACTATGATATTAAATTTTATTTTCGGTTACCTATTAGTTGGATTTATACTATCCTTATTTATGAACGCTACATTATGGGCTTTTCATAAACCAATACTTAGTATCTCTGAATCCATTGCAACTATTATATTATGGCCAACGGTTATGGTTAGTTTCCTTAACTCTTACTACGGCTATACCGATGCTGATAACGATTAGACGTTTAAATCTATTAACTCTACTTAATATATACCTATCTCTAATAGAGTTTCTATATACTAATGTTGAATTATATGATACTAAATATTTAATCTAATAGATACAAACTAAAAAATCTTCGGGGCAACTTCGCGCGTTTGCGCGGCGAGCTACGCTCTTTATAAAACATATAAAACCCCCCAAAAAAAGTTGCTTACAAAGTATTTTTTTCGTATATTATTAATATAAATTAAAACGGTTATGAAATTATATAGGTTATTACTACTATTTACTCTATTTTTTACTTTAGGATGTACTCCTGAAGATATAAAACCTCCTTTATGTCTGGATGGTAATTGCGATGGTGAGTTATTTTTACCCTACCCACAAGATTCAAACGGAGTTTATATAGTTGATTTAGATTTTGATGGGGAATACCTACCGAGATTCGATATTTTTATAGAAGCAGATGCAGTTGACCCTTATTACTACTATAACGATATAGGGGTTATAAAAGCTGCTCTTGAATCTCCCTCTACTTGGACTTTACCATCAGGAGAAATATTAGAAATTGTTCAATCTACAACTATATACCTTAATAATTCTTCTCATAATACCGAATATTCACCCAGTATTGAAGGGAGAAAATGGGGTAAACGTATTATTGGTCCTTTTCCTCCTAGTTTTGAAGGTGAAACTATTACTATAAATGGCCAAATACTATGGGATGGAGGTTCAAATAGTTTATCTCAATTTTTTGAAATAAAAATTCTTATAGAATAGTTGTTTTTTTGAATTATTTTTATTAACTTATTAATATTATTAAATTATTTATTAATTATTATATTTAATTATTTATTATTTAATAGATTATTATATTAAATTATTATTTTTATAAATGTTAAAAGCGGAACAAATACAATCTAATTGGGAAAAGCATCTTAAAATAGTAGATTCTTTTATTACTAAACGTAAAGACGATGTAAAAGCTATGCTTAACCATATGGAACATAACTATGTTATGGCACCTGCTAGTGGAAAATCATGGCATCATAATGCTTTTGCCGGAGGATACGTAGATCACGTTAACAGAGTAGTGCAATATGCCTTAGAGCAGCATAAACTATATGAAAAAATGGGAGGAAATATAGACTATACCGAAGAGGAATTAGTCTTTTCCGCTCTTTTTCACGACTTAGGTAAATTAGGTGATGGGGATACTGAAAACTATATTCCTCAGACTGATAAGTGGAGACAAGATAAACTTTCTGAAATGTATACTTATAACCCTGAATTAGATTTTATGCTTATACCCGATCGTTCTTTATTTATCTTACAGAAATTTGGTATAAAAGTTTCGCAAAAAGAATTTTTAGCTATTAGATTACATGATGGAGTATATGATAAAGCAAACGAAGCGTACTTTTTCAGTAATATGGAATCATCTAGGCAAAAAACTTCAATTATATCAGTTTTACATTCAGCTGACTTTTTGGCTTCCAAAGTAGAATATGATATTTGGAAAAAAAACGGTGGTAATTCAATGCCTAAGATTAAAAAAACCAAATCTTCTACAGGTAAAAATGTTAATTCTTCCGAAGGTTTATCTAAAATGTTAAAAAATCTTTAAAATATGTTGGTAGCAATAATAATTTTATCTATATTAGTAACTGTATTATTAGTAGCTGTTAGAAATTTACTAATAAAAGTTGAAAAGTATGAAGATGTAACAGTGAATCAAACAAGTTATCTTCAGAATATATCTAATATTATTAATGATTCACAAAAGCACCTACGAAATCTTGATGAAAAAGGGATATTTGAAGCAGATGACGAGGTCGGTTATTTTTTTGAGCAAATGAAAAACGTACAAAAAGAGCTGAACCGATATATGCTCCCCGATAATTATGGCAAGAAAGAAAAGTAGTAGTAACTACTTCACAAAAGAAACAGAGGATTATATAAAAAAATACAACGTATCTAAAGATACTGATTACAGAGCTAAGATATTCACAGATCATATCTACTATCCTTTTTATAAGTTAGCAGAAAATATTATTCATACTTTTAAGTTTTACTATACTGATGTGGAACGTATTGAAGATTTGAAACATGAAGTAGTTTCAATGTTATTAGAA